TGGATTCCAGTCTAAGAATGATTGTCCAGTAGTACGAATCAAAAGCTGGTCAAACAAAGCCTTACTAATCAAGTTTGCCTCGTTTACGAATAATATATCCCTTGCTGGTCCTTTTGCTTTGTCAGGGTCTTCAAGACCGAATAACTCAATATAAGAGCCGTTCTTAAACGTATAAATGAAATCAGTATAACGGAAACTACTTTCATCCCAAATATTCCATTGCTCTAATATGCTTTTAAAATCCCTATATACTCCACGCTTAATATGAGGTAGCGAATGCGATACCATTGAAACCCTTGTATTAGGTTTGCTTATTGCAATGTGTATTAACAATTGAACAACCGAATAGCTTTTGCTTGACCTTGACCCACCCTCGTTACATATTACAGGATAACCTTCTTCATATGCTTTTTTATTTGCATAGAATACAGGTGTAGCCTTAATCTTTAATTGGTTGACAATCTGCATCTGGTTCTATTGTGATTTGCACATTACCCTTTATGTCTGCGGTGATGTCGGTTGTTTGTTTAGGTCTGCCCTCTAATCGGTCTAATAGTATTTCATAGGCTTTTAAATCACCCTTTCTCGCCTTTGCTATAATCTGCATATCTAATTGCTCCGCTATGCTAAATTCTTCTTCTTCTCCTGTAACTGGGTTTCGTACCTTAGTAACCAACTCCAATAAACGTAAAAGCCTTGTCTTGCTATTAGGAACACCTTTAGGTCTGCCATTAGGGTTTCCGCTTACCCCTTTAGTAAATTGTGTGTCTGTATTTGGAAATGCCATAAGTTACCTGTTTTTTACCTGTATTACAAAATTACCCCATTCTTCTTGATAACCAATGTTGGGTCAAGTTTTTGCATCCTATCTATAATTACTTGGCAGTACTTTGGGTCAAGTTCTGTTCCGTAACATTTGCGACCTAATTGATGCGCTGCTACCATTGTTGTTCCACTACCCAAGAATCCATCAGCTACCAAGTCTCCTGTTTTAGAACTGTTTGTTATTTGATAAGCGATTAGTTCTACAGGCTTCATTGTAGGATGCTCTGCGTTTCTGTTTGGTCTGTTAAATTCTAATATTGTTGTTTGTTTTCTATCTGAATACCAACTATGAGATGCACCTTCCTTCCATCCGTATAAACAAGGTTCGTGTCTCCATTGGTAGTCTTGTCTACCCATAACCATAGATTGCTTTACCCATATCAAGCATTGCTTTACCATTATGCCAGAATCAGCCATTGCTCTTCTAAAGTTTGCACCTTCGCTATCAGCGTGCCAAACATACCAAGAACCTCCTGCTTTTGTATATGAACCAAGAGCCGTATAAAAATCGTACAAGAATTGGTAAAAGTCGCCATCCTTCATGCTATCATTTTGAATAGTTAGGGCATCTTTGGTCTTTCCTGTGTAAGCTACGTTGTAAGGAGGGTCAGTAACTACCATATCTGCGTACTCCGAGCCGAATATTTTACCCCAATTGTCCGTTTCTGTAGATGAGCCGCATAAAAGTTTATGTTGCCCTATTTCAAAGATATCGCCTAAAACAATATCGGTTTCGCTTCCACCTACAGGTACATCAAAGTCATCTTCAGCAGCTTCTGCGTTTGTTATTGCAAAGTCTGGTATATCCAAACCCCAATCGGTTAATTGTTCCACATCCCAATTATTAGCTAAGTCATCCCAATCCCACTCTCCGTATCCTACATTGTCCTTTACTATAAATTCCTTCTTTTGTTCTTCAGTTAGTTCTTTAGCTTGTTTTACAGGTACGTCTTTAAGTCCAGCTTCAATACAAGCCTTTAGCCTCATATTGCCACCTAAAACTATATTGTTCTCATCTATAACAATAGGTCTAAGTTCAAGCATTTGTGGGAAGTCTTGAATTGACTTTACCAGCTTCTTAAACTTGTCATCCTTGATAATTCTTGGATTGTTGGGATTAGGTTTAATTTCGTTGATGTTCATTATTGGTTATATGTTTGGTTATAATATTCTTCAGCAGTCCTTCCGTTGTTATTAGGAATATTACTAAATCCTTTTGACATAATATCAGTAGCAAAATTCCAAGATTGTATTGCTTCTATTTCTTTACTATTTCTTGCATCTATAATCTGCTCTTTTTCTTTTTCAATATACATTTGATAATTATCTTGAAACCATTCAGTAAATGATACTTGGTCTTCATTCATAATATCAACAAGTTGTTGAATTGCTGTTTTCATTTATCTGTTTTTTGTTGGAGTTCGTATTGAAATAATACTATCTGCTTTCTTTTCTAAATTCTCATATCCTACCCATTTGCCACACTTAGTGCATTCAAATTGGGTTTCTTTTATTTTACCAAACCAAAGATAGCCTTCGGTAACTGAACCGCATTTACAAGTATATAGCTTCTTTCCGTATGTGTCTTTCATAGTTTAGTTTTAAAAAGCACCCAAGATTTTACTCATAAGAAGGGCAAAGTCCTTTTTGTCTTATCCTATTAGCGTAGGTTGGGTGTTTAAATATTATCTGCCCTGTTTGTTATATGGTTTAACTGCCTTGTCCTTTGGACCAGATGTCTTTTTGTACTTGCCACACTTTCTTTTGCCAAAGCTGACTTTGTTATTGCTGCTTACTTTCGCCATATTTATTTATTAAATCTGCCATAAAATCAAATCTTTGTTCTTGAGTTTCGCCAAATACATAGTGCGTAGTTCCATCAATTTCAAAAACATAGCAAGGATAACCAGCTATTTCTTGCTCTTTGCACGTTTCAAATATGTTACTTGTATCTATCAATTAATTCGTTTAATTCTGTTCTTGTCCATTTCTTTAGCCTATTGTTAACCGCTTCAAACTCTAACTCTTTGACCGCTTTTTCTCCTATTCGTTCTACAAGTCCTATTCGGTACATTGCTTGGTTTCCGTGCTTAAACATATTGCACCCAGCACATTGTAAATGGATATTCCATTCGTTAAACCTTAAAGCACTAAATCCTTTAACCGCAAAATAATGACCAGCTTGATTACCATTGTAGCTTCCGCAACTAATACAAGGCAATCCTTCATCTCTTTTCCTTATGTAAGCATTAACTACCTTTTGGGTTTTTTCTAACAACTTGGGTAAAGATATCAATGGCATAAAGCAAAATTATATAACTCCATCAATAATACCAACTATATCTGATGCTTCAATATGGTAAATTGTATCACTATCTATTTCTTTACAAATCATAATAGTTATTGGATATGGATTGCTATATCTTGAATATCCTATATAATTAGTTAAATAATAGACTTTAATTTCTATACTTGATAGTGGCTTATTTACAATTAGTTGTTGGTATCTTAAAAACATAGTTATTTTTTTAGTCGCACAACACATAATCTATCGTTATGCTTGTAGCGTTTTTTGTTTATTGGGTTCATATAGGTCATTATGGTTTTATAGTCAGTACCTAAAAACCTTATTGCCTTTGCTATTGACCTAAACCATATTTCTTCTTTTGTATCTAAATAAATTAATTTAACCTCAATGTTATTGTCTATTCCTGTCATCTCAATAATCGTTTTATTTCAAAGTATAAATGTGCCGTTAAATAAATGCAACAAGCTAAAGGAACACTGATAATCGTAAACTTTAGCAATTCGTAAATAAATGTTAATTGTTTCATAAGTTTAAAAAACCACCCCAAGTTCCCTAATTACTATCTTGGTTAAAAATATTTAATTCTTGAGGTGGCTATAATTGGTTTTGTAAAAATAAGTACAAAGTATATCTCTTGCACTCATTTTTGATAAATATTTCGTTATTTAATTTCTCCAAGTCTTTAGGTGTTTTAGCCGTTACCTTGTAATGAGCTATTATCTTTTTCTTTATTTGGTCAGCTTTCTCTTGGCTTAGATTCTCCTTATTTAGTTCTTTTCGTTTCCATAGTACATCAAAAGCCATCGTATTTAGCAACTCCCAGCCTCTTTTAGCCGACTTATCCCAGTTTTCGTACAATGCCTCAACAATTTCATCATCATTGATTTTTGGCACTTCTATTGGTTGCGGTTCTACATAGGTCTTTTGTCTTACTTGTAAAGCTATCGGCTTATAAGCTGCCATCACATCCCCAAAGAATTTAGGTGTAAACATAATCGCTTTGTCAACTGATAATTTCCCCATTGCGTAAAGTTCAAAAGCTACTCCAAGTTCTTTTAGTTTAAAGTTTCCGTAGTTCTTAATTACAAATTCGCAAAGGAATTGAAATGAATCAATCGATGGTATTTGGCATCCGCTTAATGCAATACAGGTTTTCAAGTGTTCTTTTACCTCAATTGGTGAGCATCGACCTACACTCATTGTATCTAAAGCTATTGCAACTTTTAATTCTTCTGGTTCAAGTTTATTATAGATTTCTAAGGGCATCCCATTCTCTCTCACTAAAACTTGGTTTGTGATTGTTACTAATTCCTGTTGCATTTGGTTTATAGTTTATGTGTACAAATTTGCCTTCTTTTAAATCTCTTGCCATCCAATTTTTTGCGGTGGCAATCCAATTTAATTTCTTTTCCCCATTTGAATCCGACCAATTTTTAATTACTTCGTGGTAATATTCAAAATTAGCTTCTTCATATTGACTTCCAATAAAAGCTGCCTTAAATTTATTTATATCTAAAAATTCAGTTTCACTAAATAATGTTTGCTTACTAACCTTTACTTTAGTTTCTTTTACTTTACTTTCCTTTTCTTTCCTTTCCTTTGCATTGCCCTCCCCAATAGCCACCCTATTAGCCTCCCCATTTTTCCATCTATTTGCAGCGCCTAATTTACCTTTTTCGCTAAGATTTTGCCTTAAAGCAAGGTGATTTTGTAGCCTTTCCGAGTAAAACTCCCCAGATGCTATTGTGAATAAATCAAAGTTGTGTACTACTCCATTAACCTTTACATCGGTTGTTTGCATTTGCATAGCTAAAACAGGTATTAATTCCAATGGTAATTTACCTCCAGCATTTGCCAATTGCTCAATTAAAAACCAATAAATACCATAACCTTCCATACCAAGTTGATGCCTTAAAAAAAGAATCTTGGTATCATTAGCCGAATTGTAATCGTGGCTAAAATAATAACTATTACTTTTCATAAATAAAATAGCCCTATCAAATCCCTCCTATGTTGCAGATAGGAGTTCATCTCAAGGGCAATAAGTTCTTAATAGGTCTGCAACACCTAATACAAAAATACACTAATTAACCGAATACTGTGCTATTTGCTTCTTATTTTTTAGCTTAACAATGGTAGTTTTAATGTTCATACCATCGTTTCTAAGGTCTGCTATTCTTGCTGCTAATCTAAAGCATCCGAACTTATTTAAAGCATCAATAGGGGTTAACTTTTTACCTTTATTTAGGTAGTTTGCAATTTGTGTTGTTTGGCTCATAGTTGTTGGTTTTAAATTTGCGCTTTACGTTATCGCCCAACGTGGGGGTTAATATCAGAAGGGCAAATCGTCCTCGCTTTCTTGTTGGTTTACGGCAAATTCTTTTTTACCTGTTGCCTTTACTCCATTAAAAGCAACTTCTTTGCCTCTACCACAATAGTTTTTCTTTGCCTTTTCGGCTCTTTCTTCTTTGGTTTGGTTGTTCCATACTGTGTGGGTGTTACTATTTTCGTCAATTTCTTTTAAGTAATCGGTAGCTATGTTTGCGTAGTGTTTGCCGTTTTTAGCTTCTTTCCAATTAATTTCTTCTTTGCAAATGTTTAATACAATCATTGTTTTTAGTTTTCGTGTTTATTAATTTGTTCTTGTTCTAATAAGTGTTCTGTTTGTCTATCTTGTTCTAATTCATCTTGTGGTGTTTCTTCTTCTTCATCTTCAAAATCACAATGCTCTAAACACTCTGGACAAATGTCGATTTCTGTAAAGTCGGTTTCTGCTCCGCAGCAAGTTGAATAAGGCATAATTAATCGTTTAAATAGTTTTCAAATACTTCAAATTTATCAGCTAACATTTGATAAGGAATGTAATCCCTTTTAGGTTGCTCTAATAACTCTGGGAAATATTTTTGTTTATGTAGTTTAAGTTTATACTTAGCTAAATTTAATTGATGAATCATTTCCGATGCATTTTGAGGATAGCTTGTATCTACTTTGTAATTCCAAAACTTAACTGCTTCTCTTAAATCCCACAATCTTGTTAATGGTGTCATAAAGTTTGTTTTTTCTTGGTAAATAATTTAGTTACATCTTTAGTTGCAAGTTCGCTATTTAGTGCGTAAAGTTGGCTTAATTCCGTAGTATTTATGCACAAATCAATCGCTAACTCTAAGTCTTCTACATTTTCGTGAGTCTTAATGTAAGCTGGGGTTTCCTCTGTTGATTGAGCCATTTCATCACCTGTGTAAAGTCCACTTAAATCATTAGGATATGCTCTGCGAAGCGCCAAACTTTCTGCCACCTTGCTCAACATCGTGTGTGGCATTTTCGCCCATAAACCCATTGGTTTACCATCGTTTGTTGTTTGGCAGTATTCATCCCAGTAAGCTACTCCAACGGCTGCTTCATATCTTACATCTCCCCTAAACTTAAATACTGATACCTTACAAGAAATTAACTTACCATCTTGTTCTACAAAGATTGGTTCACTTTGTCCACCATAGTTTCCGCTACGTTCAGCAATTACTCGGAAGCCATCAATGCTCGTTTGAATGGTCATTTTTTTAGTCCATCCGTTTTGCGTTTTAACGTTCCTGTGGATGCAATAAATCTGCCTTGATAATGCATCAAGTCCTGTCCTTTGTGCTTGATAAAGAAATAGCTTTAGTTCATCAACTGTTGCCTCTGGAGCAATCTGCGATTTTACTAACTCTACTTGGTCTTTCGTGTACGAAAGTTGTGGCTTTTTAGCCAGTTGTTGTTCGTTCATATTGGTTGGTTTTAGAGTTTAAAATTAGGTACTTTGATGTTAATAACCAAATTAAAGTAGCACATTTAAGTTGAAAATGTCCTTTTTTATGGTATCATCGAACTTATTTGATAGTTGTTCACGAATCTTTTGAATTGAGTATAAAACTGTTGTCCTATCCCTATTGAAGATTTTACCTATTTCCTCACCATTTAATTCAGTCTTTTCCTTAGTGAAATACATTGTCATTTGCCTTGCCAAAGTAACCTCCTCTCCTCTGTATTTGGACATCATTTGTCCATACTTAATTTGATAGTAATTACACACTTTTTCAGCTATTTGAATTGCGTACTCTTTTTGTTGTTCTTTGTCCATTCTTGTTGTTTTTATGTTTAAATGTTTGTCTAATAAATCCTTTAATTGATTTATCTCTTGCTTTAGTTTTTTGTTCTTTTCTCGCAAAACTTCTATTTCAAGTTCTGCTATATATGTCTTGTGTACCTCTTTACTCATAATGCTTCTATTTCTTTTTTAACTTCTTGCCAATAATCTTCCGAAAATCTATCATTTTCAAACTTTTGCTTTTCGTATTTAGTACATTTTGATATCTCATCTACTGCTATTAATGCACATTGTTTAGCCATATCATCATCTAAACCATAATATCTGTCATACATGAAATCACTATTAGCAAATGCTTTTTTATATACATTAGATTTAAATTTGTTTACTAATTCTTTTGCTTTTTGTTGTGGTGTCATATTAAAAATGTAAAAGGTTTATTGGTAACATAAAATCCTCCGTTAAGGTATAAAGGTCCAGAATCAAGTAATGGTAGCTTTTAAGAATTCTGCGCTGGATGTCATTCATTCTTGCAATCTTTATTAGTAAATCTTCTTCGCTTATCATTGTTCTTGTATCATCAAGACCTCGCCTCCATTCGGCTAAATCTGCCTCAAATAGATTTTGCCTTCCTTGTGCTTGTTTTAGTAACTCGAGTAGCATTGTTGCTCTTTTGTGCAACTTCAGTTGTTTCTCTTGATAGATTAGTTTGCTCATATTGTTTTAGGATTTTGTAAACCAACTTACTTAAGGTTATGCCTTTGTTGTCGGCTTCGGTTTGTAGGTTAGTCTTGATTTGTTGGCTCACCAACGTTGTAATAAGAGTTTTCATAGATTTCTTTAATGCCTTGTGCTAAGTTTCTACAGGCTTCAACTGTTTCTTTTACATAACCATCGTTAGGCATAGTTAATAATTGAGTTTCTAAAGTCTTGATGTAAAGTTCAATTGCAGTCATAATTAAATGTTTTGAAGGATTGCGGTGATTAAAAATGCAAATAATACAATAATAAATGCATAGATTGGTTTAATGCTTTCACGAGCATATTGCTCATTAGATTTTTGTTGTGGTGTTTTTAACTTATTCATATTGGTTTAATTTGATATCCTAAGGAAACATATTTCTCTAACTTAAATACTAATAATGATTTATCAAATTCATTAAATTCATTAACTGGAAGTAAAATAGTAATCCAGTCAGTAGTCATCCCTTCTTTGTAAATTTTAAATGCTTTTTTCATATTGTTTTTGGTTTAGGATTCAAAGATAGGGTAAAACCTTATAACTTTATCAAACAAGTCAATTATTTTAAATAAATGTGATGAACGGCAAATAACAAGGATAAATGGTTCAATTTGACTTATAAGGGATAAATATGTATCAAAAAGTGCGTTTTATGACACATTATCGTACGAATAAATGTCAATAGTAGTAGTATTACTACCTTTTATGAGCGATAAATGAACTTTATATAAGCGATAAAAAACCCCCACTATGGAAATAGCGAGGGTTAAACCTAAGTTCTCCAATATGAAATCCAAAGATATATAAAAAACCCCACCTTTTTAGGGGTGAGGAACTATGAACGAACAACTATTTAGAACCATCTTGTAATGGTGTATCGTTAGAATTATCAACCATTCGGTATCCTTGTTGCCAAAGAACCTTACATAAAGTTACGCTTTTCTCAATAATGGCTTCTTCTTCATCCATTGGGTTGAGGATATGTAAGCACTCGTGTAACAGGATTTCAAGCTGCTTCTTGCCTTTTAGCCGTGAGTCAATATAAACTACACCATCACTTTCAGCAATGCCGTGAGCCTGTTCCCTACCCAGTTTGCGATATATAACTTTAATCTTCATCTTTTAATAAAGCCAAATCTGGTCTATCTATTTCTTTGAATATAAGTTTCTCACCACCTCTTATTTTGCCTAATGTTAACTTGATTTCTTGCTCTAAGTTGTGCAGTTCAATTAGTTTAGTAACTAACCATTGCTCTTGTTGTATTGGTGTCAATTTTGCAAAGTTTTTAGGGTATCTCATATTAGAAAATTTTGTTTTTATAGATTCTTTTGTTTTGCACCGAGTAGTAACCTTCAACATCTTTTTCTAATATCGCAAACCCTTGTGAGTAATTATCAACGTGCTTACAATATTCCACATTAGGATGCATCAAATGTCCAGTGGTCCAGCAAGTAAAGACTTCTTCATCAAATTGATTCTTGGTTGTGTAAGATTGCACTTGATGAACGTGCGAAGCGATTGCCGACTGCTTAACTCTATCGTAAAGGGTCTTTGCTGGGTTTACACCGCTACCCCTTCTAAATGTAGTATCTCCGTGAATAATAGGTAATTTGCCAAACTTAACGTGGTCTATATTTTTAATTCCTATAATGTTAAAAGTATTTAGCATTAAGATTTCCTCTAAGTCAAACTTGCCGTTCAACCCTAATAACTCTGGTGCTTTGGTTCGCATATACCTTTCATAGCGGAATTCATGGTTACTGTCTAAGTTGTAGTAAATTGGAATCAAAGGAAATGATGCTCTTATAAATCCAAGCATCTCAATTATTGCCTCGTGTTCCTCATCAAACTTTCTTACTCTTGGGTCTTTTTGGAAATCACTTAATTGGTAAAAGTCAACCAAATCGCCATTGATAAATAATGAATCAATTTTCTGGTCCTGTAAGTATTTAAAGCAAACCTCAATCGCTTTTGGGTCGTGAAATGGAACTTGTAGGTCGCTAATAAAACCCA